ATTATCCCAATCTGAAATATAAGTATCCAAGTCTGTATATTCACCTAGTGTTATTTCATCTAAATTAGGAATGAATCCGTACTCAACTCCATTGTGTTTAAATGTTCTGATTAACTTATCTGTATTAGTTTTAAATGTTTCTTCTAATCTTAAAAGAATGTCGTTAATATCTTTTAGTTTCATTAACGATACTTCAAGCAAAGATACACCGCAAAATATTTCAATCATTTTGTGATTCAAAAACGTAGTATCAGCATTGTCTTTTGCAATACTTAAGTACTTTTGATATTGTTCTAGTGTTATTTCGTTAAGTGAAGTTGGTATGGTAATACTTAAATTCATAAAGATTTTTATTTAATAATAAAATAAAGTCAATATTGTATTATACGAAATTGCAAAGCAATTAAAATAAAAAAACCCTTACATTTCTGTAAAGGTTAATTCAAGTAGGTAAGGCAAAAAAGGTATTATAGTAATTCTACATAAACATTTGTAAAGTGTTGTTTGTACTTCTTTTTAAATAACTGTTCTGCTCTTGCTGGTGTTGTTGCGTGTATGGTCTGCGTAATAAAATCTTTTTCGTCATCAAATCTAAACCAACCTTCAACTGTATATTCTTTTATAATTTGATAGTCAGGTATTGCATCTAGTATACTATTGTTTTCTTTTGATTCTGTGTATTGGATTCCTTTAATATAGTTTGCACCATCTTTTATCCAAATTACGTTGTTTCTGCCTTTGATTATTTGTCTTTCCATTTGTATTTAATTATTAAAATATTTTTCTTTAATATCTTCAATACAAAGTACCCATAGCCAAACTATTGCTGGTAATAAAGCTAATAATACTAAAAACATAAATGCTGCAATTATATATTTTTCCATTTTTTAAGGTTATACGTTTAAAATTTATTTTTATTTTAAGGTTATAGGTTTAAAATAGGGTTAAGATAACCCCATTTCAATTTTTAATAATTCAATTTTTATTTGTGGGTTTTTGTATGATTTTGTAGCTTCATCAAAATTTTTAAAGTTTTTACCAAATGTTCTTCTGTAATTACATTTTTTATTTACATTAATATAATTACTATTTCCACTTACTTTTATTACTTCATAATTTGTATTTGCAATCGTAAAAGAATAAGAAGTGTAAGTTGTTCCGTTTGATGTAATTTGATTTGTCATAATTTCTGTTTTTTTGTTTGTTTTAACTTGTACAAATATATAAACATTTTATTAACTAAAAAACAAATTTACAATTTTAACAAAACTTTAACTTTTTAAAGATTACTTTTTATGTCAATATAAACGTTGGTTTTAATAGTTATCTTACTATGAAAAGTAATCACTAGCTATTGCGTACATTTTCTGCATCTTTTTAATTTGCCCTATATTAGCTGGTAATGCTATGTCTATTTCTACATTCTTTGTGTGATGAATATAACATTGTATTGTTGCAATCATTTCTCCGTATGTCATCAGTAGATAAAATAAGTTCCTTTGTTTGCATTCCCTAGTTGATATGTAACACAATATCTTAATGGGTCAAGTAAATGATTGTGCGCATCTATTGGCGTTTTTGACTTCTTTTCTAACCAGCAGTAATTATTCAATTCTTTTATTAGATTAATTGATTCAGGTGAAACTATTAAATCATAATCTTGTAATACACTAATTCCATACGTAACCGAATCAGGTCCTTTAATTGCAGGAACTATATTTAAACCTAATGTAGATAGTTCGCTAATTAATCTTGGTTCTGCTGAATCTGCTACTATTAGACAGTCATTTGCGTGTTGCTTATTTAAAGCGTAAATTTGAGACGTTGTTAAACCTTTAAGATAAAACCTTTCATTAATATAAATTCGTTTATTAGAACTATCTATATTGCATTCTAATAAAGTTGATTCATCTGATGCAAAACCATAATCTTGACCAAAGATAGATTTACCTACTTGTTTATATTCGCCTATTGTCCAGTTCGTAAATATAACTCCTTCTGCTTTATCTAACCATCCACCAAGTATTTGATGTTTGTATTTTTCAGGTCTTCTTTCTTTTATATTCTCTATTTGATTTATAAAAGATTCTGAAAGGTTTGTGATGTTATCTAAATACGTTGTATGAATGTATGTAGTATCGCCTTTTATTAAATTGCTTCCTGCTTGAATACCTTTGTCTTCAAAAAATTTCTTATAAATAAAGTGTTCTTTTGTTGCTGGATTCAATACTAATAAAACTCTATTCTGAATGCCTTTTGTCCTAATGCTAAAGTCTATCTTTTCAAATGTTTCCTCATCTGTCAATTCTTCTGCTTCATCTAATACCCAAGTTGTAACACCAGCTAATGATTTTAAATTAGCAGTTTGTGTTCCGCTACTTGTTTTAATTCCTTTAAATAGTATTTTAGAGCCAGTTTTTAGATTTATGATTTCGTCTTTGGTAATATAAAAATCATTCGTTAAATCAGCTGATTCTATCTTATCTATAAATTCAGGAATGATAGATACATTTGCTGATGTTAATGTATAACGTGTAAACAAAATAACGTGTCCAACTTCATAAGTCAATAGCAGAAGAAAAGAGTTCAAAGAATAAGATTTCCCTGAACCCCTACCACCTGTAATTACAAAGTATCTACTTTCAGAACCTAGTAAGTTATACTTTTCATTCAGATTTATTTCCAATTTTAAATATGTCTTTTATATTAAAATCATTTATATTGTGTGTAGCTTCAATAGTTTCTTTTGGCTTTCCAAATATATGCTCCGCAATAAATAACTGTCCACGTTGTGATTCCATCAAAGTAGTTTTAACAAATTCAATCTTTGTTTCTTCTTCAGTTTCTTTATTGTAAAGTTGCCCTAATGCTTTTAAAAAAATGTTGTTTACTTTTTCTTCTTCTACTTTAGGTGGTCTACCTTTGCTTAACTTGTGTCCTTTTTCAAATGCCATAATAAAAGTTATATTTAAATATATTAAAAATAAATAAAATCTATTGTTGTTTATTCTGAACCTTTGCTAACTAAATAATAAAACAACCAAATCAATTTCGGTCTTATAAATTCATAACCTGCAAATATTAATAGATACTTCATATTTTATATAATTTTGAGATATTTTCATTTATTCCGTAATCTAGCAAAATGTAATTTTTATTTTCTATCCCCCAGTTTTCAGCTTTGTAAAGATCGCAGTTGTCAAAATCAAACTCTGGTATTAATTCTTTTATATGCCATACTTTTGTATTTGGCACTCGTTTAACTGGTTTATATTTTTTTTGACAAACTATGCCCATAAAAATCCATTTTAGTTCTGCTAAACAACCAATTTGTTTATACTTATCCCAAATGTATTTCTCATTCAATCCTTGTAAATAACCTCTTTTAGAAATTGGTATTTTTACAACAACATTATCAAATAATATTACAATTCTAGTTGAATATTTAATCATAAGTTTATTTGTATTTTATATGTAGCACAGCTTAATTTGTGAACTCCCTCATTTTGTCCGCAGTATTTACATATTCCATTATGCCAAAATAACTCACAGTTATAAGCATCACTATCTCTATTAGTATTTACCCAGCTTTGTCTATATTCACTACTTATTGCGGTGTATCTATAACAAATATTTTTTGAAGGACAAAGGAAATCATTACATTTTGATATATCAGCCATTGTTTACGTGTTTAGTATAAATCCAATTTACAAATAATTCTGTTTCTTTTGATTCTAACCCTGCTTCAACAACTGATGCTTGGTTAAATCCTGCTTCATATGCTAAAGTCATTAATTCTATTACTTTATATTTTTTCATTTTTATAAAGTTTGTTTAATTCGTTTGCTACTAGAATCCAATGTTCTTTTTCTTCTTTTGTCTTATAGCTTTTCACTACAGATATTAAATACTCTTTGCTGTATTTGCTATAAAGTATTTCAGCTCTTTCTTTTGGTGTCATAATTCATTTTCTGTGTAAGTTGTTGGTGCTTTCTTTTCTAGTTCTTTTATTGTTTTGTTTCCTACATTAACGCACATAATAAACAAAAGTACAAAAAATATTATTCCGAATACTATTACTGCTTCTATCATATAAATCTTGTTAAGTTACTATTCATTTTATAAAATGCTTCTAGCTTTTCTGTTATTATTTCTTTGTTGTTTGTACCATCGTATTTAGTCATTAGTTCGTTTAGTTTGTTAATTGTTGTGTTGCTGTATTTTGGTTTATTTGCTTCTTGCTCTAATTGGTTTATTTTATAGTGTAAGTCATTTATTTGTTTTCTTAATACACTTGCTTCAGTTATTTCTTCATCACCACTTTCAAAGTAAGATAGTATTTTTAATCTTTTGTTTTTCAGTTCTTGATTTTGTTGTTCTATAATAGGATACGTTTTTAATAAGTGTATAATTGAAGCGTGATTTCTATTTACTGTATCACCTATAAATTTAAGTGTTGAACTTGGTTGTAAATACTTTAACAAATAACAATACATCGCTCTAGCTTCTACTACTTCACGTAGTCTAGTGTTTTGGTTTACATCTATATTTGTTTCTTGCTTAATTACTTCTTTTAATCTTTGTGTAATTTCCATTTTAAAATAATGTTTTTTCTGTTTTTTCTATTAATGTTTTTGCAAATCCAAATTCTTCAATGTCACTTAATTTTTGATATTCTTCATCAATCCAATGTTCAGCTAATTTATGAAAGTTCTTTTTTATTTCAAATCCAAAACCTTTTCTTTTTAATTCTTGTGCTGCTATTAAAGTTGAACCTGAACCAGCGCAAGGGTCTATAACAATATCACCCTCATCTGTAAATATTTTAATTAAAGTTTTTAAAAGTTCAACTGGTTTTTGTGTTGGATGTATTTTTTCGTTTACATTATCTCTTGGCCAATCAATACAATTAAAAATCATTTTACCATTATTATTAAACTTTGGTAATTTATCACGATATAGAACTAAACCATACTCACAATTTCCTACTACTTTCATATTTGCTTTTAATACTTGTGCTGAAAAGTTTTTTCTAAATACTAAATTAATATAATTATTTAAACCATATCTTTTTCCTAGTTGAATTAAATCCATTTGTTGGTCAAATGCACAAAATATTATCATACAAGGCGCATCGCTTTTTTGTCTTGCAACTCCTTCAATTTTTATAGTTTTCTTTTCAGGTTTTAACATTGTACTACAAAAGTGCATAAACTCTGCTGGTCTAAAATCTTCATCAGTATCAAAAAAAGATTTTCCTGCCAATGCACTTTCACCGTTAGAATTATCACCGTCTTTATACCACGCTGGATTTGAAGCATAAGCGTTATTTCCTAAATTATAAGGAATATCTGCTATAATTAATTGTGCTTTTGGTATAGCGTATGTTTTAAAGTTCTGAAAATGGTTATTAAAAATCTGTGCTTTTTTCATTTGTTTCTAATTGTTTGTTTTATAAAATTCCTCTTAATACATATTGATTCAAATCTATTTCTTCACTTCCAAAAAAGTATTTATAGTTTGCAATTCCTTGCTCTAATTTTCGTTTTCCACTTTCATAAAATTCATCACTACATTCAAAGATTCCAATGTCTAAACTTCCTTTGTCTATTGCAACAAAAACAAAGTTTTCTACATCAAACATTTGTCTATAAAGATACGCTTGTAAATCATAACTATATTTAGATGCACTATATCTAAAGTCATTCAATCCTGTAGTAGTTTTTAAATCTACAATAATATTCTCTTTTAATATGTCTGCTTTTGCTCTAAATGGTATTTCATCAATCATTGATATAGCTGGTATCTCAAATTGTGATTTACTCATATAGTGTACTGCTTCATCATTTTTAAGTAATGCATCAGCTAAACGTTCTGCATCTTTTACTTCTTTGCTAGTGTAAACATCTTTACCTTCTGCTTTTGCTTCTTTGTATGCTTTTCCTGCTTTTGTTGCTACGTCTACAATTACAAGTTCATCTATCTTGTGTGGCTCTAAAACCATCGTGTGGAATAATTTTCCATCTCTTAATGCTTGTGATTCACCTGAACCATATTTAGTAACGTATTTATAGGTCTTTGGTGATTGTATTAGCATTTTTAAACTTGAACTACTTAACGCATTTTGACCTAAATAACCATAGTAAAAACTATCGTCATACATATTGTCTAATAGTTCTTGTTTATCCCAAATCTTGTTATCAAATGTTTTAATTTTTGTTGCCATCGTTTATTATTAATTTTAAAATATAGTTGTAAATACTTAATTCTTTTTCGGTGCTGTTAATTGTTGTTGTTAGTTGTTCTTCTGAATATCTGCTTTGTCCGTCTATTAATTCTTTAACGTATTTATGCAAATCTCTATCCAAACCTATTACAATGCTTTGTATCTTAATTAATGCTTCTTCATTCATAGGTTTTTAATATTTTTATTTTATCAAATTTATCTTTTATTATAATATATCCAAGTGATTCATAAAGTTTAATATATCTATATACTGTTCTATTATTTACATTTAAATATCTTGCTATTGTATGCATATTTCTTGGCTTTTCTTGCAGGAATTCCATCATTTTAATACATCTATACATTTTGTGTTGATTCATCATAATTTCTCTATTTCTTCTTTAACTTGTTCCCAGTATTTCTTTTGTGTAGTAAAATAAATAAAATCTTTTGGCATATCTTTAGTTGGATTGTACCAAAAAAACATAATATTATTTAATATTTCATCTAATGCGGTTAATGCACTATTTATTGCTAAAAAATAACCATCACCATTTAAAATATAAATATCATTTAAATCTGTATTTATTTCGCAACCATACATTTTACACACTAACTCTTTTGCTTTTTCTTTTGGCGTCATTTGTCCCATTATCTTATGTTAATGTTATTTAAGTTTTCCATAGTTTCATCGTAGTTAAGAACTTGCTTTATTTGTTCTACATAATACTCGTTCCTATTCCAGTCATTAACCAATGCTTCTGCTACTTTAGTTAGTTGATTTTTTACATAAACATTTTGACTAGATTCCATTAATGAAATACAAATCTCTAGTGTTTCAATTATTTCTTGCTTTGTCATAATATATAAATTTCTCTAATTTCGTAATTATTATAATTTTTTGATTTAGCGAATAAATCCGCTTGATGCTCACTTCTAAAATATTTTTC